CCGCCCTCAAAGCAGGATACTCACCTAAAGGAAGAACTCAATATAGGAGTAGCACAAAGAGGCACATAGAGGAAAATATCCATTCTGACCCAGAAGCTATAAAGAGAAGGTTTGAAGATATAGCACAAAGAGCTGGTGCTAAAGGTGACCTTACCAATGAAAGCCGTGCTATCGAGGATTTAGCACGTATAGGTGGATTATTTATCGACAAATCCCAGATCGAGCACAAGCGCCCCGATAAGATGATTATAGTTTATCCCACCTTGAACAGAGGAAATACTCCCTCTAATCTTGCCCCTGGAAAAGATATTCCCTTAAACCGCCTTGCTATAAATGATATACCGGAGCCTACAAAAGAAACGGCACCCCCTATGGAAAATCTTGCTATTAAAGGGGAAGAATTAAGAAAGCAAGAAAGTGCTAATGGGTCGCAAGAAATGACCCCCACCCCACCGGATAGGGAATGATTAATATGTGTAGTCCCCCCTCACAATTTTTATGAGTTTGAAAGTCATTATCATATAAGTCATTGAGGTGTAAGGAGTTATGGAAGAAATAGGGAAGAAGGGCGAAGAAGGCAAGACAATCACTTTGAGGATAACCCTTAAGCCTGATGGTCAACTTGATGTAAGTGGCCCTATACAGCATAAGATACTTGCTTTGGGTATGCTTGCTTTGGCTACGGAGTGCGTGATGAGTTATAAGCCTAATCCCGATACTTCAAATATCTTGGTGGCTTCTCAATTACCTAAGGTTCCTTGCTGATGTCAGAGAGACGGGTAGAGTTATTACCCCCTTATTCTTTACAGGCAGAGATAGAGAATGACCCACACAGGTTTAGGGTGTTGGATTGCGGGAGGCGTTGGGGCAAGACACTATCTGCTATGCGAGAAGCGTTTATGATGCTTCTGCGTGCCTACGACCAAACTGGCAAACCTGCGCGTATATGGGTAGTTGCCCCTACCTTCCCGCTTGTCAAGGAAGACTGGCTGGTGGCAGAACAGTTACTAAAGGATGCTATTACCGAGAAACGCATTAGTGAGATGATTATGCACTTTGGGGATGCAGGCACTATTGAGTTTAAGTCAGCAGAACGTGAGGATGAGGGCTTACGTGGCGCAGGGCTTGATGGCGTAGTTATTGATGAAGCCGCACGTGTTACCAAGAAGTCTTGGGATATGGGTTTACGTCCTGCGCTCTCCGATAGGTTAGGCAGGGCTTACTTCATTAGCACCCCGAAAGGGCGCAACTGGTTCTATGACTTATGGCGTGAAGGACAAGGTGATGACCCACAGATAAAGTCTTGGAAGTATCCTACTTATACTAACCCATTCTTCCCTAAGGAGGAGTGGGACAGACTTAAAGATACGACTGCCGAGATAACCCTAAAGCAGGAATACTTAGCTGACTTCTTGGAAGATAGTGCTTCAATATTCAAGAATATAGCCAATTGCTTAAAGGGGGTATTGGAAGAACCAAAGGCAGGGGAATACTATACGATAGGGTGTGACCTTGCCAAAGCAGAAGATTTTACAGTCCTTACGGTCATTAAGAACAGGACTTGTTCGGTTGTAGACACCATCAGGACTAACCATATCGACTGGTCTTACCAGAAGGAGTTGATTAAGTCTACCGCAAAGAAATGGAATGATGCCTATGTATGGATAGACTCAACTGGTTTAGGCGACCCGATTGAAGAAGACCTAAGGAAAGCAGGGGTAAAGACAAAAGACTATAAGTTCACCAGTTCTTCAAAGGAAGACTTGGTTGAGCAGATGATGATAGCGATAGAGCAGACTTTAATCTCTATCCCTGACTGTGATAAGACTGCTGATATGATAGAGGAAGTGAAGGCGTTTACTTATAAACACCTGCCTTCAGGCAAGATAATCTATGAAGCGCCCTCTAATCACCACGATGATTGTGTTATCTCTTTAGGGTTGGCTATCTGGGGCATTAAACACTTACTCTATGGCATACGCCAGCAGATTAAGAATGAGATACCGAAGTTTTCCCCCGCCTGGATAGAGCGCAAGACATTAGAGAAGGAACTGGAGGAGAATAGCCATCTTGCCAGAAGGTTCAGGAAACATATCAACCACCAGTTGACATTTAGCTAAAGGAGAAACAAATGGCAAAGGATAAGAAGGAAGAGAAGAAAATAAAGATTGAGAAGGTAGAAAAGAAACAAGAACCTAAGTCCGATAATGTAATATCAAGCGAGGGCAACCCTGTATGACAGTTCTTGAACTCCTATCTTCTCAGTTAGACAGGCAAGTAACAGACGCAGAGAAGTCTGCTACACAGAATTTATTCTCTCAACAGATAGAGTTTTGGAACTTATGCCTTATGGCGAGGGAACTTAAATCTGAACTCGAAGTCCCAGAGGTAAACAGGCAACCTAAAAAACAGGCAGAGAAATGTTAAGAATAGACGCAGAGGACATAGGCCGCTGGCGGGTTGAGATACAGAACGCCGAAGACTTCCGTGATAAAGAACTGGGAGAGTTGAAGTATTCTACTATCTCCGGCTCCGGTGAGAATATTGATTACTTTGAGTCGGGAATATCGGGAAGACTATTAGGCAATAACGAAGGAAACCTTCCCTTACAGACTATCAATGTGGTATTCCCGATAGTCAAGAACATAATCCCCACCCTCTACTGGAAGAACCCTTATATCACGGCAATCCCCAAGCGCCAGGAAGATGAGAACTCCGCCCCCTATGCGGCGGCTATCCTTAATCATTACTACGATGAGTTAGACATTAAGGCAGTCAACAAGCAGATTATCTTCGATGCTTATGTCTTGGGTATGTGTATCTGCAAGATAGGTTATTCTACTCAGTTTGGTTCTGATATGCCTGATGAAGACCTGGAGAAGCGCAGGGATAAAGATAAGAAGAAGGGGTTATTAGAAAAACTCGGTTTAAGAAAACCTAAGCCCGAACAAAAAGAAGAAAAGTCTAATATAGAACTCAATGAATATATCAAGTCAGAGAACCCTTATGTAGTATGGGTAAACCCCTTTGAGTTCGGCATTGACCCCTGCGCCCGCAATATCTATGAAGCAAGGTATGTCTACCAGAAAATCACCAAGATATTAAAACAGGTCAAAGAGAACCCTAATTATTCTAATACAGAGGACTTAAAAGGTTCACTTCCATCTGATACTTTAGTCAAGTCTGTCCCCGATACAGAGATAGACAACTTCAAGACGATAGAACTCTATGAGATACACTACAAGACTGATAATGGAATAAATATCCTTGTCCTCGCAAAAGACCAGGAAACCTACCAACCCCTCTATCACGACAAGTCTATCTATGAAATGGACGGGTTCCAGTTTGAAATCCTCTCTTTTAACAAACATAACCATAAACTTTATCCCAAACCTGATATAAATGTCTTTAAGGGATTACAAGATAGGATAGCGACAACCTTTGACAGTATATTAGACCAGTTGGATAAATATGTCCCAAAGATATTTGTAGATGAAACTGCTATGACAGAGGCAGGAAAGTTAGCCTTGCGTGATGGTGATATTGGCTCAATATGTTATACCACTAAAAACCCGAATGAGATAGTCAAGGAAGCCTCTTTTACACAGATTAAAGCTGACCTCTCTATCTTTATAGACAAGATATTCGATATAGTAATGCTTGAAACAGGGTTGACTAAAGCTCAGTTGATGGGTATGACATCAGCACAGACGGCGACAGAAGCCCAGATAGGTCAAGCGGGGCAGAACTTGCGCCTTTCTGACAAGTTTGATGTCGTATCCGACTTCGCAAACAAGCAGGCTTATAAGTTATGGGCTGTCATAAGGCAGTTTGTTGACTTAGAGGAAATCCAACTCATTACAGGCGAACGTGGGGTTGATGAAACTACTGGTCTACCCAAGTTCTCTTGGATGCCTGACATCAATTCAGAAGTTTCTGATGATTTAAAGGAAGGTAATTATCGTTTCAGGATAGAAGTCGGCTCAACAGAGAAACCTGACTTGCCTATTTTAAGGAAACAGATAGAGAATATGGCAAATGTCCTTATGGGTAAAGGTGTCTTACAGGCTTTCCAGATGCAGGGTTACAAAATCAATATTGCTGAGATATTCAAGCGCTATTTAATGTTATTCCCTGACGTATTTGCTGATACAGGAAAGATTATACAACCGATTACTGCTACTACAACTGGTTTGATACCGCCCCCACAGCCACAAGGAGCAGGCGGGGGTGGTGTAGGCGTGAAACCGCAGCAATTCCAGGAGAAACCGCCTAATATAGCGGACATTATATCGCAAATGGGCGGAGAAAAAGGTGGGAATATCCCACTTGCCTAAAAGATAAGGAGGATTATGTCAGTTTATTTCCCGAAGAAGACCCACAATGGTTATTATGACAAGGCATTACAGAGGACTTTCTATTCTAAGTCAGAAAAAGCGACTTATATGAAATTACACAACTTAGTAGAAGACGGTTCTATGGAAAGCGAGAGACATAGGACAAACCGCCTTGTTGACCAGATAAATTATGAACGTGAAAAGAGTGGATTAAGACCAAAGACCAGAGAGGAACTGGTCGGCGACAGTAGACGATAACAAAGGAGAAGTAAAATGGCTTATGGAGCGACAAAAGAGAGTTTAGGTAAACAACCGTCAAAGGGAGCGCCTCGCCCTACCGATGTAGCATTGACTTTACCCAAAGAGGCAACGAGGTGTCCTTATACAAATCCTGCAAACGGGAATGAAAGCACTCACCGGACACCGAGAGAGAAACTTTAAGAGGGGACTATGAAGATACTACTGACTTTACTCCTCGTTTTGTCTTGTAGCCTTTGTTATGGGGCTATCAATGATATGGGTGGGTATGCTTGGACACCTGTCATAAAGACTTATTCTACTTCAGGGACTGCTTCTGGTGCTATCGTCTGGACTCCCTCAAGCGGAAAAAAGATAGTCCTTCTTGGCGTATTTATGTCAGGTAAGTCAGGTATGGCGAATAATGAGTTTCAATTTGAGACAGGTTTCAATCATACCTCAACTGTCTTAGCTGACGGAACTGACATTATCCCGCCTTTTACTTCAAGCGGGCCTACTGTTATAGGAACTGGTGTCCCTATATGGAAAGGTTCTGCTGATGCGGAGATAAGTTTTACATCAAGCAAGACTTGTATCCCTGCGATTACATTATGGGGATACGAAACAAATTAAGGAGAAGATATGCCTCTGACGAAATCAGGTCGAAAGGTAATGGCCTCAATGCGTAAGCAATATGGAAAAAAGAAAGGTAAAGCCGTCTTCTACGCATCAATCAACAAGAAGAAAAAGGGTTCTTCTAAATGGCACGGTGGAGCAGTAGCAGGATACTGATATGAATGTAAAATTGCCTAAAGGTATGATGTCTCCTACTGTCATTGTCATAGGTTCAAGTCCGGTTAACCAAAAGACTAATGATACTTCATCTAAACGTATGGATATGTT